CTAAAAAAATCTTACCATTTTTACATCGTATACTTTCTTTTCAGCTGAGGTAGAAGTGACCTTGACTAGTTCAATTGATTCGATAAACTGCTGAACGAAAGTTCTTTTCTCCTCATCTGTAAGGTACTCGTAGTTTTGGTTAAATTCGTTCGAAAGTTGTTTGATATACTCTGGGTTAACATTACCAAAAGTCGTTTCATCCTGTGAGGCGTTTAATTGCCGTTCTAAGTCCGAGTAACGTTTTCTAGTGTCGTCCATTCGATTTTTGAACTCGGTGTCAGAGATTAAGTCTGAGGCCCATGCGCGCTGATATTTTTCACGTTCTCGTTCAATGCGGCGCATCTCATTTTCGATTAGTTGCAGGTTATCTTTTTCAGCCTCGAGTTCCTCGTGATCATTCTCATCAAATGTTAGAGCATTCATGTGCTGAATGAGCTGCAGTGTAAGTTTATATTCTGAAATGCTTACCGGCTCTCGTCCATCTAGAGCACATGACTGGCAGCGGTATCGGTTAGCTGATCGCTCCATCCCGTTCTTATTTTTCCAGCGTGAGCATTCCGAGCTCAATCGATTGCCACACGATGGACAGACGATTTTCGTTTGATAAATAAAGTTGTAATTCGTTTCTCGTTTTTTCTGAAGCTGTCGTGACTTAATGATGTTCTGGAGTTGCATGAACTCTTCTTTGCTCATGATTCCTTCATGTGTGCCTTCATAGACCTCATCATTCCACTGCATTGCTCCATAAAGCGCTGGGTTATGCAACAGGTCTAGTAGAGATGCAATGTGCCATTTATAGCCTCTACGTGGCTTATAGGATGTGTTCTGCATATACATAGATAGTTGTCGAAAGCTGTACCCCTCTTTAACCTTGCTTACCATAAGTTTTACGGCCTCAATCTCGTCTGGATTCACTTCCAGGCGTTTTTGGTCGTTCTTTCTGAAGCCGTAAGGAGCAGGAGCAGACCATTCACCTTGTCTTGCTTTTTCAATCTGACCAAGTCGCACACGTTCGCCTAAGTTTGCCGATTCCCATTCCGCAATGGCTGCGACAATGGTGATAAACATACGGCCCATAGCAGTCGAGGTGTCATAAACTTCGGTTGCTGAACGGAATTGGCAATTGTGTTTCTCAAGAAAGTCTAGGATGTCGTGTAGATCACGTACACTTCGCGTAAGTCGATCGAGACGATAAACCAATAGCACATCAATTAAACCATCCTCGATGTCCTTCATCATTTTCTTTAGTGCTGGGCGCTCTGTGGAACGTCCAGAGATACCTTCGTCTACATAAAATTTGATTGTCTCCCAACTCTGCGCGACGCAGAATGCTTTTAAGCGTTCCCGTTGACCTGAAATAGAGTAACCTTCCATGGCTTGTTCTTCTGTCGAAACTCGAATGTATAATCCTATTCGTTTTTGCATCATGTAAATCGCCTCCTATTGATACTATATTTCATTTAAAAAAGTAAGGAAATATTCTGATAAACAAGATTGGTGTTAAAGTGAAGTATTTGGACTGATTTAGTAGTTAAATGTTGACTTCAAAAAATAAAAACCAATTCAATCTTATATAAGAGTGATATATAATGAATAAGCAATCTACGGAAAACTAAAATTGGGGTGAAGAAATGATTTATAAAGACATTATAAAAACCACTTTGGCATCTACATATCCTAAATATTCTCAAGAGAAAGTAAAAAAAAGATTGGAACAAAATAGTGTTATTTCTTCATCAGGTAGTTTATTTGGAGATACAGTAGTAGTGGCGCCAGATGCATCACTTCTCACACAATTAAATACTGTTTTTGATGCCAATCCAGATGAACTAATCAGACACGTTGAAGATTTAGAGTATTTTCATACATATAAATATGCAACATTGTTTGATTTAGTTAATTATGACATTTCAGTGATAGAAGCTTTAATAGAAAGAGGTTCTATAATATCTTACGAATCGAATGCAAATGATCAATGCACTCGATTTTCAGATGAGATGGTTGGAGTAAGTCCTACATATAGAAAATTAAACGATTCTATTGACTGCTTGAAGTTCTCTAATGAAATCACAGGATATTTACCAATTCGAGACGATAATCAAAGAATAATTAAATATCCAATTCTTGTATTAATCCATAAAGAATTAAATGCGGTAGAAATTCGTTTAGATAAAACTAAAGGGTACTTTAGAAGCGGAAATGGCGATGACAATTTTTACACAAAGCAAATAGCCTATGTCGAGTCATGGTTAGGACAAAATCTAGGATGGGATTTGTCTCCGATAAACCTGGCTCCTGTAATTGAATTTATCAAACCGCGACTCCAAAGAAACGGAGATATCCGTGTTTCTGCTCAAGCAATGGATTTAGCGACTGGTTCGAAAGCTATTCTAGACACAGGAATTAATGATGAGTTTGTGTTACCTTTACTAGGGGAATTACAATACTTAATTGCAGACAATTTACAATTATTCGAATCAAATGAAGAAACAAAGTCGATTAAAGAATTAATTGAAAACTTTATCATGGAAACAGAGCGTACATCAAATATGCCTTGGCTTTCACTTACTTGGACCCATGAAGTAAAAGCAAGAGCAGTTAAAGTTAAATTCTCGTTTTTACCTGTTTATACACTGTTGAACTATTATGGTAGCAATGCTGAAATGGAGAGGATGAATGATGTTACCAAATACCTTATCGAAAATAGAACAGACTATCTTAATGAAGAACCTGAATTCACTCCAAGTCCAGAAGTTCAGTAAACAACTTTCTTTCTACAATAATGAAAGAAGAAAGTATATTTACCCCGGATCATTTATTAGAACTGTTGGAATTGATATGAAAAAAACATATGAAATTCTTACTCAAATAGAAAATTTGGGGTATATTGAGAGACAATACGAAGTTTATTGTCCTAGTTGTAAATACTCTACAGGTGAAATCTACAGTAGTTTAAATGACTTACCCATTACTCACTCTTGTGACAATTGTGATAATGATTTTGATTCCTATGAAAACGTGATTGTTATATATCGGGTGCTTGTAGTATGAGGCAGGATTTAGGTTTTAATTTAGGCGAATACTTGGATGTTCAAAAGCGTTTTCTTGAAGAACAACTAGGCGAAGAAGTAAATGTTTTAGACACAATGCTTAGTTATAGCAAGGAAGAAATGGAAGAATACGGTGAATTGTTAGAGCGTTTTAAAACGACAAACGCATCTTCGGCTTCGACTAATGAGAAAGGTCTGGCTCTTGAAAATTTAGTGAAGTTTGTTATCGATAAATCTGTCATTTTTGATGGATATCAAAATTTGAGAACGTCTTCAAATGAGATAGATATTTTAGTTAGACTTAATCCTAAGGGCAGACAACTTTTAAAGCATGGCTTAGAGATTAGCCATGAGAAGTTTATAGCTGAATGTAAAAACTATGATAAGCGAATCGCTTCTACTTGGGTTGGGAAATTTGCTTCTTTAATGTCATATACACAAAACTCATTAGGGATACTATTCAATTATCATGGATTGTCTGGATCAGGATGGGTGAACGGAACTGGTCTCACAAAAAAGCTTCTACTGAAAGACAGTAAAACTTATATTATTGATTTTAATATCGATGATTTTAATCAATTAGCAACTGGGAAATCGTTTAATGGATTAATTAACGATAAAATATTTGCTATGTCTCAAGATATTTCAATTAACGATTTAATCACAGAACATCCTAACCAATCTCAATATGAACCTGAACCATCTCCTAATTAAAAAACCACCCTTTGAACTACACCATAAAGTTGGATCTAAAAATCCGACTATTATGGGCAGTTCAAAACGGGTGGTTTTTGTTTGCACTTATTTAGTTGTTCAATTTCAATAGCAAAATAGTTCGTTAGGCTGGAGTAATTTACAACGATATAACATAAGCCCGATAATAATAATTTGCACGTTGAAAATAATGGTAATTCGCAATAATATTTAAACATAAGTTATCTTTTTATTAGTGGAACACAAAGAGTGAATTGAATTTTTAGTAGTAATTAGGTTGATTGATGTACATAAGGTATGATTTACGTTGATGATGAAAAGGAGTCTTTTCATGAAAAAAATACTTTTAATTTTTCTTTTGAGTGTGATGACTTTGTTAGGATGTACATCCGAATATTCGTCAGAAGTAAAACCTACAGTCTACAAAGGTAAAAACTTAGATATAGGTGTTATAGGAAGTAGCCCTGATATTAAAGAGGATAGTGTTAAATTTACGGCCATATCTTTCGAAGATCTTGAAGATACAAAATCAACTTCCGAAAGGTTTGACGGAATATTTATCATGCAAGATCATTTAACACAAGCTGATGAAGAAAAATATATAAATGTATATAAAGAAATGACAATACCAATACTTTTTGTTGGGACTACTAAAGGATTTTTACCTTTTGTATTAGAAGACCTAGCATATGAAGATGCCCCTGATATTCCTGATTCATACATTGCAGGATATTTGCAGAAGACTCAAGATGAGTATTCGTATTGGGAATTTGGTCTTTATAATGATGTTGAGAATGAAAGTAGTGTAAAGGAAATATATACGAGAGTTCTAAGGACCATCGAAACTTTTGAGTAATAAATTTTTATAATTCAACTATCTTGAGTATCTATAAACGAAGCGACGCATCGACTCGATCCACCTTCAGGTTCGCCTCGAGAGTCGCTTTTCTTTCAATTCTGCAAAAGAGTAGAAAATGAAAGTTCGATAAAAGTTGGACATGAAATCTGACTTACGTGGTAGTTCAAATGGGTGGTTTTCATTTAGGGTAATTTAGCTATTCAATATCATTTGCTGATTAGTTCGTTAGGAGGAAATAAAGTGTCTAAAAAAAATAAGATTAACCTAATAGGGTGGTTATTTCTTATATTCCTTGGTATAAGTAAAGCATTTTTTGACGAACAGCTTTCAATAATTACTACAAGTCTTGGTGGTTTAATTTGTATTATTATTGCCACATCTATGATTTTTTATGGTGGCAATAAGAAGCCTAGGGCTGTGGATAATTGAACAACAAAAAGAAACTCATCGCATCTGATGAGTTTCTTTTTTATGGTGAACGTAACAGTTTTATATCAGCCAGATGTTTTAACAAAGTTACGTATCCGGGCGACTAAACTATCCAGGTTGATTGTTGGTACATTACGTATAGTATATTTTTTCGATCCAAATCCTTTTTTGTATGTAATGTGGATTTCTCCCTCGTTTACATTGAACGGATTTATAGGGGCAGGGATAATGTCGAAATCTACTTCAGTGATTTTATTCATCGGTATTCGTTCCAGTGTTGCACTAGGCATTAAACCACCTTTATGGATAGAAAGAATGACTTCATTTTGCATTAGTACGAGAAAACCCATATGAGTGAATGTTGGTTGTACACCTTCGAATCCAAAGATTTCGTCAGTAGGTTTTAAAGATTTCTTCAGAGCCTTTAAAGTGATTTCATAAAAAGCGCGTTCTGACTTAGGGAATTCCATCTTAATTTCGTCCATCTCTTGTAATGTAATTGGATACTCCACGATAGCAAAGCGGTGATTAATTTTTTCGAACTTACCCATCGAATACACTCCTTTTGAATGTTATGAAATCAGGTTATTCCTTAGCACTTTCATATGTACAAATTACAAACCAACACAAACAACAAAGAATCGTAATAATCGTTAAGACATTATAGTGCCCCAGAATAGTCTGAGTTAGTGCTGCAATACCTCCGATAATCATTAGTAAGCTGATTTTATTTCGCATTTAACTTGCTCCTCGGGGAAAACATAGACTTACAATTTAATACAATCATATCAGACCATGAGAGCAAAATTACATATAGATGTAAGCGTATAGCAGGAATGATTCGACATGAGTTTTCGAGCATGTCGAATAAAAAAGACGCCAAATGGCGTCAAATGCAATACTTTTGCTTTGGAGAGATAGAACGTAACGAAATCAAAAAGTATTTGAGTCTCGTATATAGGACAAAAAAATACTTTTGTAATTCGTTAAGGCTAAGAAAAATAATACTTTTTCAATTCGTAATTCCCTATAAAATGCTTAAAACTTAAAATCTGGCGGCGACATAACGGCCACCAACTTGCCGATCACTTTAATATCCTTCGCTTCTTCATCAAGATACATCTTAGGCGTGTGCTCCGGGTTGTAGCTTGATGGCTCCAGCAAGACTCCTCGATCTAACAGAATGACGCGCTTTAACGTAGCGTCATATCCATTCACGATCACCGCAGCCACTTCACCAGACTCCACACGATCCGTTTTACACAGGATAGCGTAATGACCATCATGGACAATCTTGTTCATCGAATCGCCTCTTACGAGCAAACCGAACAGCTTGTCTTCTCCATGCTTGAGAATGACGTGATCCGGAACCGACGTCTCCGTCAGGTTCTCAATCGCCTCGAGCGGGATGCCGGCTGATATGCTGCCGTACACTGGGATTTTATAATTCGATGCAGTGATACGAGTGATCGCGTCGGGGGGAAGAGAAGCATCTATTGCATTTTTTCCGATTAATTCAGAAACCTTAATATCAAATTTCTTTGCAATCTCTTCTACTCGTCCCATTCTAGGTTCATTTCTTCCAGTTTCCCAATAGTGAATTGTTACATCAGAAACCTGTAAAAAATCGGCCATTTCTTTCTTACTCCACTTTTTCTCTTCACGTAATTTCTTAATATTTTTTGCGAAATCCAAATTTTCACCTCCTAACTTTAAATTAAGGATAATATGAATGAAAGTTAGTGTAAAGTGTTTTATCATTAAATAAAAGTTAGGTTTTGTGATTGACTTCTAACTTTATGTTAGGTTATAGTTTGTTCAAGGAGGTGATACGATGAAACGAACACTTAAGGAATGGCGTGCTCATCATGATTTGAAAATGACTGATGTAGCGGAGTATTTAGGTGTCCATTACGTAACTTACTCTAAATTAGAGAAGAATCCAGAATTGATTACTATTCGTCAAGCACTCTTGTTAGCTGAATTATTTGAGTGTGAAACAGACGAGATTATTTTTTTTAGAGTAAAACCTAACTTTAAGTTAGAAAAACACTTGGCGATTTAAAGAAAGGAGCATTCTAGATGGAAGAGAAACAACTTAGAAAAAGCCCGGCCGACTTTGGTATTTCGCCACAAACGGCTAAGGCGATGGTCCAGTTTTTCAAAAAGACCTCGGCTCCTCGTCTAGCTGCGGCCAAAGCTCGAGAAGAAGAGAAGCTGAATAAATGAGACAACAAAAAAGACCGGCCATGCGGAGCCGGTCCGGAAAGAAGGGATATAGCTGTGAATGAACTTTTGGAGAACGCTCTACGTGACATCGTAGAAGAACGTCTGTCTCAAGGACGTGAAGGACTGGACTATTTGGTCAGCCTAATTGTCCTTGATGAAGATCAAGCACGTAACTATATCTTATGGAGAAAGTATACCACGTGCATGGATGAACTGAAAAATGAAGAGGCGTTTTGTACGGACGCATTGACGCTCTCTCATTTGGAGTTCAATCGTAAATACAAATTTGTTGATTGGATGGCAGCCGTCGAATATGCACTTGTCACTTTGGCTACCACACGAGAGCGCTCAGAAGGACTGTATCTCTTGAAAGTAAGAAGACTGTTTGAAATTCCACGCCAATACCCAACTGAAAAGGAGCGGATCGACATGAGAAAAAATAGCATTCGTGTCTATCAAACAGACCGTGAACATGATGAGTTCATGTCGTGGGAGGAAGAGCAAGAATACATTCGGAAAATTGAGGAGGATACCAAATGAATAACGTGATTGCACTGGCGAACGTGAGCGGGATGAGTCGTGATGAATGGTTAGAGATGCGTCGTAATGGCATCGGCGGCTCAGACATCTCTGCCATCGCAGGATTAAATAAATACAAGTCAGCGATGAGCGTCTATTTAGACAAGGTCGGAGAAACTGTGGTCGAAGACATCGCAGGGGAAGCCGCTTATTGGGGCAATGTTCTCGAAGACGTTGTTGCAAAAGAGTTTCAATCCCAGACGGGTCATAAGGTACGTCGTGACAACAGAATGCTTGCACACCCAAATCATCCCTATATGATTGCGAACCTCGACCGGGTCTTGGTCGGTAAGAAAGAGATACTCGAGTGCAAAACGTCTTCTGCTTATCGTTTGAAGGAATGGGAGGCGGACGAGATACCCGCAGAATACATCATTCAAGTTATGCATTATCTCGCGGTCACTGGATATGAAGCAGCATGGATTGCGGTTCTTGTCGGGGGTCAAAAGTTTATCTACAAACGGATCGAGCGAGACGAAGAAATGATTCAGTTCATCATCGAGATTGCGTCTGACTTCTGGAACAACCATGTGCTCAAGAGAGTGCCACCGGCCTACGATGGTTCGAAAGCATCGAGTGATTTACTTGGCCGGATGTTCCCGACAGCAGAACAAGGCTCGGAGACAGAGCTTCCAGATGAAGCAGAAGATTTGATTAAACAGTATCAAGAAACAAGCGAACGATTGGAAGAACTGAAAGTCCAAAAGACGGAAGCGGAAAATAAACTCAAGGCGTTGATTGGTGAAGCGGAAGTCGGTATCGCTCAGAATCATTTTGTCGAATGGAAGACGGTCAAAGCACGCGAAACCATCGACTCGAAAAAACTTAAACTCGAGCATCCGGATATCTACACGCAATGCATCAAAATCGGAAAATCAACAAGAAGATTTGCAATCAAGGAGGCTAAATAATCATGGCAAAAACTGCAGACGTAAAGAATCAGTTGGCGAATCGAAGCGCACAGGCGCCGGCGCAGGCAGGGGATAACGAACGAAGACTCAAATCGCTCATCAACGACAACTATAAGGCGATCCAGTCGCTTGTTCCGAAGCATGTAACACCCGAGCGACTGGCACGTCTGACAATCAGCGCCGCAACTCGGAACCCAAAGCTATTCGAATGTGATGAGATGACCCTAGTCGGCGCAATCGTCAACTGTGCGGCGCTAGGAGTCGAACCGAACCTCATTGGACACGCCTACATCTTGCCGTTCTATAACGGAAAGACGAAGCAAATGGAGGCGCAGTTTCAACTGGGCTTCAAAGGAGCGATTGACTTAGCGCGTCGCTCTGGCGAGTTGAAGCAACTGTATGCACATGAAGTGTATGAAGGCGATGAGTTCGAATATGCATATGGGCTCAACAAAGACTTGCATCACGTGCCTTGTGGAGAATCAGACCCGGATAAGGTCACTCATGTGTACGCCGTCTATCACCTCAAAGATGGCGGGAACGACTTCGTCGTCATGACTCGAGAACAGATCGAGAACCATCGGGACCGGTTCACAAAGTCCAAGTACAACGGTGCCGTCGTGGGACCGTGGAAAGACCATTTTGTCGAGATGGCCAAAAAGACCGTCATTATTCGTCTGTTAAAAACGGCCCCTCTATCGATTGAAAAAGAGAATGGTGAAGTACAGCATCTAGGTGAGCTCATTAATGCGGATAACAGCGTATCTCGAGTACGTCAGTCAGCCGTAACTAGTCAGGCCATCATTGATACTTCATTTGTCGATAACGGAACTGAAGTTACAATCGTCGACGTACAGCCAGAAGAATCAAAATCAAAAGCTGACGAAGATCCGTTCTTGTGAGGTGTAGATGATGGGACATGGGCGAATTAATCGTGTCAGAAAAGAAAGTAATTTCGTGATGATGGACAAGGGGTTCCTGCAGAACCCCGAGTTGTCCGCGAAAGCAAAAGGTGTACTAGCTTACATTTTGAGCCTTCCAGACGACTGGATATTATTCAAGTCAGAATTGGTTAAGCATTTTACTGATGGAAGAGACTCACTGCGTGGAGCACTAAAAGAACTTGAACAACATGGTTATTTAACTCAAGAAGAAGTGCGGGATGAGAGAGGGAGAATTAAGCACCACAATGTAACAGTCTACGAGCTTCCTAACCATTGCGGATTTACCGCAACGGGTTTACCGCAACGGATTACCCGCAGCGGTAAACCTGCCACTACTAATAATGATTTAACTAAGAATAACTTAACTAAGAATGATTTAACTAACACTACTACCGGTAGTAGTCAGAAAATCATTGTCGAGCATTATCAAAATAATTACGGGAATATCCCATCACTTGTGTCAAGAGCCATTGATAAGTTCCTCGAGCAAGGTATGGAACCTGACCTAATTGTTCGAGCTATCGATATTGCAATCGAGCGTGGTAAGAAGTGGGACTATGCATCCGGCATCTTGGCCAACTTGAGAGATCATCAAGGCATCAAAACTTTGTCAGACTTCGAAGCGCTGCGAAAGAAAGGGGCAAACAATCATGCAACGAGTGGCCGACGAAATGGACGAACTACTCATGAAAGTGGCAGCCAAAGCGAAACTCCACGCGACTATCTCGCAGAGCGAGAAGCCGAGCTCCGTGCTAAAGGAGAATGGAAAGACTTTGACGATTCAGAACTCGATTTCTGACCAGTGCCCATTCGGGACGTGCGATGGGACAGGGCATGTCTTGGTTTACGACCATGAGGAACATGAACGCCAATTGAAAGACCGTGAAGAGCGACGGGTGCAGGGGAAGCGTCTGCCTATCTATCCACCATATGAATATCAAAAAGCATGTAAGTGTTTGCCTCAATTGCGTCTCAAGAATCGGGCACGGATTGCAGGGATCCCGGAGGAATTTCGTGGGCTGACCCTGAGAAGCTTCGATGTGAACATCTATGAACATGAAGAGGCGAAAGCCATTGCTTCTAGAGCCAAGCAAGCAGCTGCCAACTTTGTTCGTAACTTCGACCGAATCAAGGTTGATTTCAGCGGAAAGGGGCTGTACTTCTGGAGCCGGACTAAAGGCAGCGGGAAAACGCGACTTGGTGCATCGATTGCAAATGCATTGATTCAAATCCATGCGGAGCGCGGCGAACAAATTGACGTCAGGTATGCGGTACTAGTTGATTTGATTGAACAGATCAAGGAGACATTCGACAATGACAGCAAATTGAAAACAAAGGATGTCACAGACGCTGTGAAAAATGCCGACGTGCTCGTCTTGGATGACTTGGGTGTCGAGAGCGACAGCACTTTTGTCAATCAGATACTATACCGTTTGCTAAATCATCGCATGACGAAAGAACTACCTACCATCTTCACGTCAAACATCCCAGTCGAGGAACTTGGCCAGAAGTTCCAAATGGACGATGGACGAATCCAGTCCAGGATTACGAAGATGTCATTTTCGATTGCGATGCCTGAAGAAAGTGCGCGACTGAAGCTTGCCAAGTCTGAAAACGAAGACCTATCCAGTCTCTTATTTGAATGAAGGAGTGAACGAGATGGACCCTTTTAAATATACGGAAGAAGGCAACTGCTGGGCTTATAAACCGGTGATAGAAACGGACCCAGAGAAGATTGCAGAGGCAGAGCGTCGATTTGACGAACTACTGAAGAAATTAGAAGAAGATCGAGTCGCATGACAATGTTGGGGATTATGGCAGCGGCTGCTATTGTGGCAGTCCCTGCCGTTTCATTGATCATTATCCTCATTTGGTCGTATGAACACGTTCAAGAGCTTGAGCGATGATTGATTCTGAGACGGAATTCGTGATAGCTGGAATTGCCATCTGTGTCGGATACATTGTTTGGAACATTCATGAAAAATGGAGGATGAAATGATGGACATTCAGGAGAGGGTTAGGCATTTGGAAACAGAGAACGAAATGTTACTTGATGCATTGCAGCTACTGCAGCTGAAAGAAAGGGAGTGTGACGTTCTGACAAACGCAATCAATCATATCGAAATGATTGTGAGGAACGCAGAAAGCTCACCCTCACGTGCCATTATGGCCGAGCTTGCAACGACTCGCGTGATGCTACAGGTGTTGGAGGAGAGAACAGAATGATTCAAATCATCCCTAATAAGAGACTCAAAAATCGGGTCACCTTCATGTATAAGGGCCACCCGGTCGCAAGCGGTATCGATTTTAAGAACGGCTACTACGAAATCATTCCTCGCGCAACATACTTTCAACCACTAGATCGACTCGTCAAGATGATGACCATTGAACAGATTGAATCGTTATGCGGGCGTTCTCTCGTCAAACACTATGAGGAGTAAGATTGATGTTCGTCAGGATCTATTACGTCAAAGATGGGCGTCACGAAAAAATAGTGACATGGAAACGTTCGAAAGCAGAATGTGAGCAGTTCATTCAACAGAAAGGCGGCGAATTGCTGAAGGTGATTAAGTATGAGGGAGCAACCGAAAGTCATTAGCCTTGAACAGTATCGCCGGAGACGGTACGCCCAAGACATGCAACGTGAGCGGGCGATTTATTTGGCTGGAATACTCTTTGAAAAACAATCTCTCAATCATCAAAAACAAATATTCAGTGAGGTGAAGCAGATTGAACCAACTCAAATGGATTGAAACGCGTGTCAAAGACGACAAGCGATTACGCAGACAAGTAGATGAATTGCTTCATCGATATTTCAGACTCCCTTTGCTAATCCAACAGGCAGAGGAAATCATCAATGGTGGACCGGAGATAAGTCTTCGGTCCTCTCTGACTGTCAACTATGCTGCCAGTGAGTCGATGAGTCATCCGCATCGTTTAAAAGAACAGCAGCACTATGACCAGATGATTGTTGAAGCTGAGCGCGAATTGATTGTCATTAAAAATGAATTCGAAAAGATGAACACGATACGTACTTACTTAGCCGAGGACGAGTTGACCGTTTGGGATTATAAATACAAAAGACGCCGGCGCAAGGACATCCATGTGCGTGATGAGCTGGGGTGGGGCAATGACCGTTACTACAATGCGCTTGACGGACTTCGTGGGCAGATAGCTGATGTTTTCAGATTATGGTGAAGTTTGATATTTCGAAAGCTCTTCATATTCCAAAATTAAATCTTTAAGTGCATGGCTGTATGCGTTAATAGTGACTGCAAAATTATCAATGCCACCCCACATCCCAGCACCTTTCGATATTAATCCTAAGTTTGAAAGTTTATTAACACTTGTAAAATATGAAACTAGATTAGGGTCGACTTGTATTTGTTCTTTGAGAAATGATTCGTGTTTCATTTCATTTAATCCGTAATAGGCTTGATGTGAAGAGACACCGGATTCTTGATGATCAATTAAATAATCGTATAACGTGCAAAAGTGCTTTATATCGGTATCGTTCAAACTCGATAGAATTTCTAGCATAACCACTGAAATATGACTTTTTAAGAGTTCAGGATTTACAAAAACTTGTCCTGAATAGATACCTAATAGGATGGTTGCAATATTACTATTAGTCTGTTTGGAAATTTCTATACATCTTCCTATGTAAATCTGAAGTGCATCATTATTTTTTAACTGTGAAAATAGAGCTTCTAAATCTTCTTCATGGCGATTAGAGTCTGCATAAATTTTCGCCATCAATACATCTATATAATTTGTTCTAAGGTTACTAGTAAATACTTCACAGTTCTCTAAGATAGAACGTGCTGGGATAGGGGTAATCTTATCGATAATGTCAGCTACAATTCTTTTGAAATCCAAAGACTTTGTCGATTTGAGAACAATTTCAAGATTATTATCTTTTGGTCGCATTTACTGTTTTCTCCTTTGTCGTTTAGTATTGATTAAATTATAAGCATTTGTAGAGGTAAAAAACAGGAGAGATTTAGGAGAGATACAGGTAACCATTAGTTTGAAATCGCAAGTAAGATGAAAGAGTGGATGTCTCCAACATTTCCAAATACATTACAAATTAAAATTACAATTACCAAATACTAGTAATTCCTCTTTTTCCATGAGAAAATTCATTTATGGAAGGAGGTGATTAAAATGAGTGAGGCAACCGAAAAAAGTGAAACATTATTACCTAAGACTGAGCAGCTTAAAGAAGTCTTGAATTTAATCAGTCTGAATGCCAAAGCTTATGAATTTGTTCGAAATTCAGGAAAACTTATGACATCTTTGCGAAAAGGTTTTGAAGAATTTTTAGAACTGACAAATTACGAGCTTTACGTTGAGACTGAGTCTAATGGTAAAAGTTTTATAGTAAGAAACGATTATAGTCGTTATTCAAAAGCTAACAACTACATTCTTGTCGAGAATGTTCGCCAAGGTTCTGAAGTGATGTTCGAATTTAGAGTTCAACCTGATGGTGGTACAGACAATACCGAAAAATACTTATTGTCTTTAAATGCATTAGGTGACGCTTTCATTTTGAAACCTCAGATTCAAGATGATTCAAACATTATTAAATCAAACGTGCTCTTAGACTCATTATTCTTCGAGAAAGTAATGAAAGACTTTATGACAGCTGTGCACGAAGCAAGAATGGTTTAAAACTGTGACGCTCCTAGGGGCGTCTTTTTTGTTTGTCGAACGAAAGTTATCCACAATTTTTCAAAAAACCTGCTAATTTCGCATGTGAAACGCCTATATAAAGTGTCAGGTAAACGAACTTGGCAAAAGAATATATAGGAGCGTGATTATATGGGTCATGCAAAAGAGTTGCTGGCTGATCAGGAACGGAATACGAATCATTTGGAGTGCTGCTTAATTTGTGACGGTGTGTTGCATACGTGGCAGGAACGAGAAGATGCGTTTCATCAGGAATGCTTCGAATGGAAGTTTGAACAGTTAGATTGAACTTCGACGCCTGCGGGCGTCTTTTTTGTGCCTAGAAAACCGCTCGCGTGTCGACACTCCCTAGACACCCCTAACGCGCGCGGCCTTGTAGACATAAAAGGAGGTGAGACGGTGGCTCTAACGGCGAAACAAGAGAAGTTCGTGCTGAATGTTATAGCCGGCATGAGTCAGCGTTCCGCCTATCGAGATGCATATCCGAATAGCAGGATGAAAGACGAGACGGTCGACAATAAGGCATCGAAGCTGTTAAAGAATGCCAAGGTTAGGGCGAGGTACGACGAATTGATGGCCGAAGCGAAGAAGGACGCAATCTGGACACGTGAGAAGGCAATCGAGAAGTTGCTCTTCCTCGTCGAAGCGGCAGAGACGAGCATACATGAGAATGGAGTGCGCCAGGCGAACAGCTCGGCGTTTTTAAATGCCATCAAGGAGCTCAATGCAGTCGAGAACGTCTACGAACAGGCGAAGCTACAGACCGAGTATCTCAAGGCCAAGCTCGAACTGCTCAAGTCGGACAAGAAAGACACGACGCTGCTTGAAGCTATATTGGATGTGATGAAAGATGAGTAATATAGCATTCGGTGAAAAGCAGAAGCGGCTCATCAAACTGCCATTCGACGTCACGCTAGAGGTCAATGAAGGGACGCCACGTTCGGGCAAGACGACGGGCGGTATCTTCCGGATGGCCCGTTATTACATCGAGACCGAGGACGAGAACCATCTGATCGTCGGTTATAACCAAGAGCAGGCCTATCGCTTGTTCATCGATGGTGACGGCTATGGCTTGCAGCACATCTTCGGGAATCTGGCTCGAACGAAACACGACGAGCACGGCGACCATCTGGAACTGCAGACATCGAAAGGCATTCGAAAGATCTATTACAAAGGCGGCGGCAAGAGTGACAGCCACAAGGCAATCACCGGCATGTCGCTCGGTTCGGTCGTCTTCCTTGAAATCAACTTGCTGCACATCGACATGATCCAAGAGTGTTTCCGTCGGACGTTCGCGGCAAAGAATCGCTATCATCTGGCAGACCTTAACCCACCGGCGCCGAATCATCCGGTCATTACAGACGTTTTCGAGGTTCAAAACACTCGGTGGACGCATTGGACGATTCACGACAACCCGATACTCACCGACGAACGGAAAGCGGAGATTCACGAGACACTATCGAAGAATCCGTATCTGTTCGCGCGAGATTGGGAAGGGAAGCGGGTCATGCCGGAAGGGGTCATCTATTCCATGTTCGACATGCAAAAGAACATCAAGCCGCAGCTCGAAGGCGAGCCGATGGAGATGTATTTCGTCGCCGATGGTGGTCAGAGCGATGCGACCAGCTGCAGTTGTCACATCGTCACCAAGCACAGACGCGAGGACGGCCGCTTGTGGTACCGGCGCAACCGTGTGGCCAACTACTATCACAGCGGTTCGGAGACGGGCCAAGTGAAAGCGATGAGTCAATATGCGAAAGAAATCAAGGAATTCATGGATTGGGCACGCCTCCAATTCAATTTGAACTATTCCCGCGTCTTCGTGGATCCCGCTTGTAAGTCGCTCCGAGAGGAATTGCATCTGCTCGGCGTTCAGACGGACGGTGCCGACAACAACGCCAGGGACATCAAAGGGAGCTCGAAGGGAATCGAGGTCGGAATCGAGCGGGTGCAGAACGCCATCACGAGCGGGCAGTTCATCCTCGTCGAGACCGACCGCTACGGCCATTACGACTTTCTCAAAGAGCTCGGGATGTACTGTCGTGACGGCAACGGCAAACCAATCGACGACTGGAACCACGCAATGGACGAAGATCGTTATGCCAACAACTATTTTTATAAACGCTATGTCGTTTAAGGAGGTGAGCGGATGCTGAAAAGCCTCATCAACAAGATAAAGGAGTTGATGTATCGGATGAACATCATCAAGGGACTGAAAAGCGTGTCGCAGATCGCGAACGTCGACGTCGGGCATGAGCATTACAGCCGAATCGAGCTGTGGAAGATGCTTTACCGCGGCTATTGCCCAGAGTTCCACGACGTCGTGTACATGACGCCGGATGGAAGGAAAGAGCGCAGACGTTCCACGCTGAACATGCCAAAGGTCGCATCGTCTAAGATGGCAACGCTCATCTTCAACGAAAAATGCGAGATCAATATCGATGACCAACCGTTCGAGGACTACATCAAGGACGTGCTGAAGGCAAACTCGTTCAATCGAGAGTATCAACGTTATCTCGAATACGGATTCGCATTAGGTGGCCATGTCGCGAAGGTCTATTTCGATGGCAAGGTCAGAGTGTCGTTCGTCACAGCGGATTGTTTCGTGCCGGTCAGATGGTCGGCCGACGAAGTGCAAGAAGGTGTATTCGTCACCGAGACGACAAAAGGCCAAGACCGCTACACGTTGCTCGAATGGCACGTCTGGGAAGGTCAGGAATACATCATCAAGAACGAGCTTTACAAATCGAAAAACCGTGAGGAGTTAGGCGTCAAGGTGCCGCTACCCGAGTTGTACCCAGATCTTGAGGAACGGGTCGGCATCACAGGGTTGAGCGGTCCGATGTTCGCCTATTGGAAACCGAACACCGCAAACAACTTCGATTTCCAATCCCCGCTCGGCATCTCTCTCTTCGCCAATGCGCTGGACACGCTCAAAGATTTGGACGCGGCGTTTGACAGTTTTCAACGTGAGTTCAAGCTCGGCAAAAAACGGATCATCGTTTCAGAGAAAGCTATCCGGACTGTCGTGGACACGCAAACGGGTCAGATGAGACGTTGGTTCGATTCATCCGACGAGGTCTATGAGGCGATGGACACGGGCGACGAGAACATGATCCAAGAGGTCGGCACGACCTTACGAGTCGAGGAGCATATCGGAGCAATCAATGCATATCTGACCATCCTTGCAACTCAAATAGGGATGTCGCCAGGCGCATTCAGCTTCGACGCCAACGGCTTGAAGACGGCGACCGAGGTCATCTCGCAGAATGACGAGACGTTCCGGACAAAGCAGAGCCATGAGACGACGGTCGAGGCATTCGTTCAACGTTTGATTGCCATCATCGCCGACGTGTCCGCACTCTACGGCGTCTATCGTGCCCCAGAAAGCTACGAGGTCACGGTGTCGTTCGATGATTCGATTGCAGAGGACGCGACAGCCACAGCAAACCGTCAAATCCTTCTCGTCGGAGCGGGACTTCAATCGAAAGTCAGAGCCATCATGAAGGTTCAAGGCGTCTCCAAAGACGAGGCCGAGGAAATCCTCAAGGCGATCGTCGAGGAACAGCGGATGGCCATGTCGTCACAGGTCGATATGATGGGAATCGGGCTAGGAGTTGAGATGAATGCCGACACCGGAACAAATACAGCAGAGTAGCCTATTCATTAACGAGTTGTACCAAGAACTCGAGCTGGAACTGCTGACCAACATCGGGCGGAAGCTCGCCACGAATCAGACCATCACGCAAGACAACGTCCTTCAATGGCAGGTCACGAAGTTGCAACAGCTCGGGCCGCTCCAAGAGGAACAGATCAAGACGATCGCAAGGGCTTCCGGAAAGACGCCCGAGGCGGTCAAAGCATGGATTCGGGAAATCGGGTTCATGGCGGTCAACGAGATCGAGGCGGGAATGGCAGCGGCTTTGCCCGGTGCGACCGTCACCGCCGTCTCACAGTCGAACGTCTTGCTTGGGACGCTCCTGTTATTCGAGCAGAACGCCATCAACACGATGAACCTCGTCAACACGACGCTATTGAGCTCGTCACAACAGGTCTATATCGACATCGTGAACAAGTCGACGGCCGAGGTGTTGACGGGGCTGTCGACTCATGACCAGGCGATGCGGAAGGTCGCAAAGCAATGGGCGGAGAAGGGTGTCCCTGCGCTCATAGACAAGGCAGGGAAGCGATGGAGCACCGAGGCATACGTCAACATGGTCACACGCTCCATCAGCTCACAGGTCGCCGCCAAGGCGCAGGAGTCGCGCATGGACGAGTACAACATCGACCTCGTCGAAATCAGCTCACACGTCGGCTCACGTCCCTCTCATTTCGAATATCAAGGCAACATATACAGCCGGAGCGGACGGGCCAAGCGGTACCCTGCTCTCGCCTCGACCACATACGGCAAGATTGACGGGATCATCACGGGTATCAACTGCGGTCATCAGTTCTATCCGTTCGTCAATGGGAAATCGATTCGTCGACCCAACCCATATGACAAACGGCAGTCGGAAAAGCTCTACAAGGAGTCGCAGCGACAGCGATCGATCGAGAGGGAAATCCGCGCCGGCAAGAAAGAGCTTCGCATGATGGAGGCGATGAAAGACGAAACCGGCATCAAAGAGGCGAAACAGAACATCCGCATGAAGCAGGCGAAGATGAGACGGTTCATCGACATGACGGGCCGTACACGCCGCTACAAGCGGGAACAAATCGTTTGAATCATGTCCGTTTACTCGTAGTGGACATTAAACAAAACGCAGGATTCTACTCATTAGGAGGGCACTATCATGTTAAAACGAAAAAAACGCAATTATCTACCGCTCGACCTTCAGTTCTTTGCAGAAGGTGGAGAGGGGCAAGGCTCGCAAGGTACGGAAGGACAGCAAGGGACGGACCTGCAACAACAGGGCACGGACGGCGCTGGAACGACTCAAGGCTCTGAGCAGGGCGGAGAGGGACAAGAAAAGACATTCACTCAAACGGAGCTCAACAGCTTCTTGGCCAACCAAAAGAAGGACACACAGACCAAGATTTTAAAACAGCTCGGTGTCGAGAATTTGGATTCAGCGAAAGAGGCTTTGACGAAGTTCAATGAGTGGAAGGAGTCGCAAAAGACTGAAGCGGAGAAGCAGACAGAGCAACTCACCGCCGTTCAACAAGAGGCACAACAGGCAAAAGAAGAAGCTGCAGCACTCAAAGCACAAATCGCCGCATTCAAAGCAAACGTCAATCCGGACTATCTGGACGACGTGCTCCTTCTCGCCAAGTCAAAAGATGCGGAGACGATTGAAGATGCGATCGCGAGCGTACTCGACCGTCATCCCCACTTCAAAGCGGTTCAACAGGAAGATCAAGGAGGTCAAACGCCTCCCAAATTCACGCAAGGTCAGCACAAGAAAGATTCGGGCGACACTGACACATTTGTTTCGGCGTTGTTCGGCAAAAAATGATTAATTAGGAGGGCAAACACATGCCAAACGCAATCAACTACGCAACGAAATATCAAAACGAGCTCGACCAGGTGCTCGTTCAACAGGCGCTATCAGCAGAGCTCGAGACGCCACAGGTCAACTGGTTGAACGCCAAGTCGTTCCAAGTTCCATCTGTATCGGTGACAGGTTACAAGCCGCACTCACGTAACGGCGGATTCAACCGCGGTGACGTCGATGTGACACACGAGGTCTACACGCTCGGGTTTGACCGCGACATCGAGTTCTTCGTCGATCAGGCGGATGTCGATGAGTCGGCACAAGCGGCATCAGCTGCCAACATCACTCGTACTTTCACAACTGAACACTCGGCGCCAGAGATGGATGCATACCGCTTCTCGAAACTAGCGACGAAAGCCGTGGCAGAATCGAACACAGCGGAGGCAGCCCTCACGAAATCGACTGTCTACGGTGCATTGAAAGCGGCCATCCTCCCGCTCCGTAAATACGGTCCAGCAAACATCGTCGTCTACGTGTCGTCAGAGGTCATGGACTTGCTCGAGCAAGCGGACAACTTCACACGTCAAATCACAGTCCAAGGCGGAGGCCCTGGCGTCCTTGAGTCTCGCATCACTGCCATCGACGGCGTACGTCTTGTCGAAGTATGGGATGCCGCTCGCTTCCACACGGCGTTCGACTTCACAGAAGGATTCGTGCCTGCAATCGGAGCGAAGGCGATCAACTTCCTCATCGTCGCGAAGCCTGCCATCATCGCCAAAGCGAAAATCGCATCAATCTACCTCTTCCAGCCAGGTCAACACACAGAGGGTGACGGATACCTCTACCAAAACCGCCTCTACCATGACCTCTTCGTGATGAAGAACAAGGCTGACGGCGTATTCGTACACACTAAACCGGCCGCTTAATTCTAGCGGCTATTCTTATCTCTAGGAGGGAAACCACATGACAAAAATCATGAAAAAAGACAACGCAGTGATCAAAGCATCTGAAGGTCTCGCCCGTGAGCTTGCCTTGCAAGGATGGGTCGAGGACGGAGCAGACGAGGTCGTCTCAGATGAGGTGGCGACACAGCCGAACCCATACGATGAGGACGACATGAAGAAAATGGACGTCCTCGTCGACGTCGAGAAAGCCAAGATTGCGGCACTCGACGAAGCGAACGCGGAGCTGAAAGAAGGATTGGCGGACGAAGGTCTCGACCTCTCCGTCCTCACGAAGGACCAGCTCAAGGCGAAATTGGACGAGGCGGGTACAGAATACTCATCTAGCGCAACAAAAGACGAACTGATCGCATTGCTTGAGAAGAAGTAAGCCGCTCCTTCTCAACAAGGAGGGATGAATATGGCTTACATCGACATCGATTATTATCGGAACGACTTCATGGGCGTCGAGGTGCCGGATGATACGGCGCTTCAACGTCTCATCAACCGTGCCTCTCGTGACATCGACGTGTTGACACGGTTTAACATAACGGACTTCGAGAATATGCACGTATCGATTCAAGACAAAATCAAGTTGGCCACGGCGTCACAGGTGGAGTTCTTGGTCGAATACGGCGAGACCGCTTCCTCGATGGGTGAATCATCGGGCGGTGGATTTTCCATCGGCTCATATAGTGAGCAGAAAGGCTCGTCAGCCAGCTCGTGGAGCGGACGGTACGCAAGCAGTGTCTTAGACTATCTGCTTGCCACCGGCTTGCTCTATCGTGGCGTGGCGGCGTGGGACGGTGGTCCGTGTGGCTAAACCCATCAGAAAGAGTCTTCTCGTCCATGAAATCGGTTATCAAGAATACGACGGCAACGACCGCCTCGGTGAGACCTACAAGCCCTCTATCAACGTGAGCTTGGTACGGGTCGAGCCGAAACGGTCCGTCGTTGTGAATACGAACAATGAATCAATCGTTTCCAACACGTTACTGTTCATTGACGCCTATCACACGGCGCCGCGGATTGTCCCGAAGGAGAAGTCCAAGGTCGTGTTCGAAGGGGTCTCCTATATCGTCCAGAAGGTCAACACGTTCTATGCCGGCTCCAACCGAGTCCATCATTGGGAGGCGATTCTCGTATGATCCGAACAAGAGTCAATGTTCAATTGAACGACCTCGCCGCTGCCATTGAGAAGCGGAAGGAGAAGGCACAGCTCGTCCTTGATGAACAGATTCTGAAAGACAGCAACAACTATGCGCCACAGGACACGAGCGAGCTCATCAACTCGTCCCTGCGAATGTCCTTGATCGGACAGGGCCAGCTCATCTGGGCGACGCCATACGCAAGGCGCTTGTACTACAATCCGCAATACAATTTCTCCAAAGACAAGAACCCGAACGCCCAAGGGCTTTGGTTCGAGGCGGCGAAAGCGGCTCATCTTCCGGAATGGTTGAACTTGGCCGCTCGTGAGATGGGAGGTCGGGTGCGATGAAAGAGTTTCTACTCTCTCTTGCGGACCACTTGGAGGCCCAACTCACGCTATTCGCTCCCGTGAAGATCGGTAGCCTCGACTTAGAACCGAAAGCCATCAGCATACGGCAGGCTCCCGCTCCTGCGGGCGTCCGTTACATGAACCGCTCGATGATCAAGAACGTCACGGTTCAGCTTTTGGCCAAATCAGAGAGTCAAGGCGAGGTCATGGACACGATGGAGCTGATGACGCAGTCGCTCGAGCTGTCATCCGGAGAGCTGACGGTCACGGGGTACGACTTCATCAAGTGCGGAGTCTACACCGAGCCGAACTTCGTCGAGAAGACGAGCAACAATGAATATCTATACACCGCTCTATTCCAAGCGGAACTAATCAAAAGGGGGTAACACCACATGGGAGCAAACTCTGCATTCCTGCTTAACCACGGTTACGGATTCTCAATCACAGAAGGGCTCACAGGCGTCACAAAACTCGAGATCGCTGCAGGTATCACGTCTGTCGACCCGGATTCGAACGAAGAGACGGACGAGAGCTACTACTACGACGGAGGCGGAGCGGCGACGGTCGACGTCACGGGTATTCAGATGTCGTATTCATTCGAGGGACATCGCGACTACAATGACGACGCCCAGAACTACATCTATTCACTTCGCGACACGACTGGACCACAACGCAAAACCATTTTCGAGGTCACAGAGCCAGACGGCACCATCATTTCCGGACCCGCTACAATCCTTGAGATCAAAGCGCCAGGCGGTGACGCTAACTCGAAAGGTGAAATCGAGTTCACGATCACTTATGACGGATTGCCAACGGTCACACCGGCACCGGTGACACCATAACACAGGCGGGCATATTGCTCGCCTTTTTATTTTGAATCGGAGGGAAACGACACATGACAATGCCAAAATTTGAGTTTAAAAAGACGTTTAAGGAAATCGACATCAACGGGGAAATCTACCGTGTCAGCTTTGACGACGAGGCGATGGACCGGTACATGGACGTGGCCACAGATGCACGCGACGAGTTCAAAGCGCTCGATCAGTTCGACGTAGAGAATGCCAGCAAGGAAGAGTTACATGGGCACCGCGACAAGCAAAAAGAAGCGGTCAAGAAGGTCATCGAGGCGTTTCTCGGTGAGGAATCGTTCGACGGGCTCTATGAGATGGCGGGACGCTCGGTGCTCAACCTCATGAGCCTTGTCAGCTACCTCATCGATTTGTACGAGCAGGAGCAATCCGAGGCGTTAGACGTCAAGAAAGACAAATATCTCAAGAAAAAGAAGTGATGAGTCATGTTCTGGCGTGACCCGTCACCGATTCAAGACTATAAGTGGAACGGTCTAGTCATCGATGTCAATCTTGCATTCGATAACGTGCTCATGTTGCTCGAGCTAATGCAGGACGAGGCGTTCAAACCTCACGAGCGCCTGTATATCGGCTTCGAGATTTTTACCGAGCAAGAAGTCTCGGAACAGTTCGACGTCACCTCACGCGTCGATTTCATGATCAAGATGATGCGTGATTTGCTCGACCTCGATTTGGAGAAGGAACAGGACGACGCGCCTGTCCCGACATTCGACTTTTTCGAGGACGCCGGGCGTATCTATGCGTCGTTCCTCTATGACTACAACATCGACTTATATGCGAGGCAGGGCAAGATGGGCTGGTCGGACTTCTTACAGTTGCTCGAAAATCTTTCAGAGGACACGCAGGTTCAAAAGGCGATTGGCTATCGCAAGATGAAGGTTCCTCGACGGACCGAGTACAACAAAGAAGAGATCAAGAACATCGAAGACATGAAGAAAAAGTATGCGTTCAAATCAGAACGCCTTCAGAAACAAGTCAAAGCCGCAAAAGACCGTGAAGCGCTCGCTAAAATGCAAGCACAATCCGCCCGTCTCAAAGCGGCATTACAGCAGAAGGGAGGGAACTAGATGTCAGACGGTAGAGTCATTATCGACACCTCGATGGACACATCGGATATTCGCAGGAACGTGGCGCAGGTCAACCAGGAGCTAAACCGTATCGGAGAGACCATCCCTCAAAACTCTGCAGCCATGACGGATGCGGTCGGTCAGCAATATGACCGCTTGGGCAGACGGATCCGTGAGGTCTATCGAGGGACGTCCCCGGAAGCACAGCGGATGAGCTCAGAGATGCGGTCCGCATTCGCCCAACAACGTGTCGCCATGAGCGGTCTTCGTGACGACATGATTGGCGTCCAATACGGCTATTTTCAAATGGCTAGGGGCGCAAGGGATTACCAGGGCACGAACGAGGAGTTCATGTCCGGAATCGAGGCGATGGGCAAAAAGCACAAGAAGATCAATGACCAGATGATGGCGAACAACGAAATGGCCAAGATGAGCTTCTATCAATCCGTCGGCGCCATGCTCGCACGTAGCACGCAAGCGTCAAAGATCGGTGACAACTTCGAACGTATGGGTAACCCGCTCTATAACGTCAACCAAGGATTGCTCCGAGTCGCGGACGGGATGAACCGTATCGCCATGCAGGGACAGCCGGCCGCCCTTGCCTTGAAAATGCTCGGGCCTACGGCAAACATGAAGCAATTGCAGGACATGACGATGATGATCACACAGGGGCTCATGCGGTTCACGATGGTCGCCATGATTGCCGCTGTCGGAGCGGGTCTTTTCTATAAGGCCATGCACGACGGGGCGATGGAGACCAATGCGGCCTATGCGACGGCGTTCAAGGGCATGCTCTCGAGCGTCCGTGAGGCGTTCCAGCCGATGATTGACGTGTTTGCCGCGGTCATGCCACCGGTCTACAACTTCATAGCCGCCATAGCCAACCTCGTCATCAAATTCAACGAGGCGAATCCCGTGCTCTCGAAAATCATCGCAGGGTTCTTGTTACTCATTCCGGCATTGACGCTCATCCTGTCCCCGCTTGCCATCGGCATCGGGCTGTTTGGTGGACTTCAAGCCGCGATGGGTGCGATATGGATGATAATCGGTCCGATCGTCACCGGATTTGCGGCGATGATGGGTACTGTGCTCGTCGTGGCCGCCGCAATCGCAGGTCTAGCGGCCGTGTTCTACCTGCTATGGACGAGGAGCGAGACGTTCCGCTCGGGTGTCATCTCGGCGTGGAATCAGATAAAAGCGGCGGCGATGGCGGTCTTCGCCTTCCTTGCCCCGTATGTGCAACAGGCGATGACGGCCGTGAAGAATTTCGTTCAGCAGGCGCTTTCCCAAATCACCGCTTGGTGGCAACAAAACGGCGCGATGATTATTCAAGCGGCACAAAATCTATGGAATTTTATCAAGATAATTTTTGCCGGAATCGGTCAAGCGATCATCTTCATCTGGCCGATGGTGCTTTCGATAATCCAATCGACTTGGACCGCAATCAAAAACGTGATTCAAGGCGCGATCACCATCATCACCGGAATCATCAGCTTCTTCTCGGCGCTATTCACCGGAAACTGGTCGGCGATGTGGGCTGCAGTGAAGCAGATTCTCATGGGTGCTCTCCAATTGGCATGGGGGCTCATCAATCTGTACTTCATCGGGAAGTTTCTCGGACCACTAAGAGGGTTCGGCAAAGCGGCCGGAAGTGTAATCAAATCTGCTTGGAACTTCATCAAAGGCATCTTCACAGCGACGATGGCGACCATCCGCTCGCTTGTGACCACAGCGTTCAACGCTTACCGAAACGTCATCAACGGAGCGATGCGAGCGGTGATGAATATCATTCGTTCCATCTGGAACACGATCCGTTCCGTTGTAACAGGAGCGGTCAACGCAATCCGCTCTATCATAACGTCGGTATTCAATGGAATTCGCTCGGTCGTGACAGCGGTCATGAACGCAATCCGTTCCATCATCACAAGCGTATGGAATGCGGCCCGTTCAGCGGTCACATCTGCCGTGAACAGCATCCGCTCCATTGTGACGAGCGTGTTCAACAGTTTGCGTTCAGTCGTATCGAGCGCAATGAATAACGTCAAGTCGGCAATCGTGAACGGGTGGAACGCAGCCAAATCGTTCCTGTCGTCCATCAACCTCTCATCGATCGGTAAGAACATCATTCAAGGTCTCGTCAACGGGATCAAGTCGATGGTCGGCGCAATCGGTGATGCAGTGGCATCCGTGGCCAACAAGGTCAAGGACGGAATCACGGGCTTGCTCGGCATCCATTCGCCTTCTCGCTGGATGAGAGACAACGTCGGTAAGATGATTCCGGCGGGTGTCGGGATCGGTATCGAGGCCAACACGGGAGCGGCGACAAAGGCGCTCTCTGGCATGACGAAAGACATGATGGTCAATGCACCGCGTCAGATGGCTTCAAACATCATGGCCAAGCAACCGAGCGCAGCTCCATCGATGGCGTCTGGTGGCCCGCAGGTCATCAACCTCAATATCGATGGGCAACAGGTCGGGCAGGTCATCGTCCCGACGATCAACAGAATGCAAGAAAGACAACGCTCCTTCAAAGCGTTCAATAAGGGGGTGCGGTGATGTATCTAAAAATCGAACGGATCAACGGTGACATCTGGCGATCGAATGAAATCGGCTTCCGGATAAAGGAGTTTGTGCCGCACTCGTCACCGGTAGAAAACAACTTCGAGTCGGCGATCGGTCGTCCCGGAACCATCGACATGGGAGCGGTACATGGCCCGACCACGATTGACGTCACGGGCGACTTTTTCGCGTATGACGCCAGCTCGTTCCCCGACTACCGCGACCGTTTGATCAAGCAACTCAACCGCCTCGAGCCGTTTTATCTCTACGACAGCCGACAGACATTCAAACGGTACCTCGTCCGGCTAGAGGGCAGTATCGATGCTTCACAGTTCAATGCTTCGGCAAAGGGAGAGGCGTCGTTCACGTTCGTGACGGTGTTCCTACCTTACGCAGAGAGCTACGTGACGTCCTTGCAACCTCGCGTCTGGGAGGATGAGGGATGGACGTGGGGAGCGGGTATCGAGTGGAGCGATGAGGACTTCGTGTTCGATTCGACCTCGTTCACGGTACCGAACTGGGGAGACGTTCCGGTCAATCCTCGCTTCTCGAATCCCTATCAGATGGACTTGATTATCCGGTTCTCTGGGGCTTCGACGGGTCTGACCATAGCTAACCTCACGACAGGCGAGACATGGCAATACAACGGCTCTACGCTTGCCACCGACAGCCTCGTCATCTCGGGAATCAGCGCCAAAAAGAATGGGACGAGTATCTTGAGAGATACGAACCTCGCCATTTTGACGTTGGATCCCGGGGACAATCAGATTCAACTATCGGGAACGTCCGGAGCGTTCACCATCAGCTTCGAGTTTAGGTTCCCTTATCTCTAGGAGGTGGCAAGATTGCTACTCGTAACCAATCTACTAGGCAACGACGGACGCCTTGCCGCTGTGCAGGGCTTTACCCACGAGGTCGAGCTCAACGGGGATGACAACATTTTGGGTGTCGTCCCTTTTCTTTTGTCCCAAATCGAGGGACATGACGCTTTGCTCGAAGAATCCATTCTTACGTTTGAATCAATCGACTATGTCGTCAAGGAATTGGGCGACGCCGGCATCGGCAACGTCACGGCGAAAAACTTTGTTGCGGTCCGAAAGATTTTTGCCGACCTCATCGACAACCACGTCTATGAAACGACGAGCGGCACCAAATCATTGTCCTTGCTCATGGATATGATTCTCGATGGTACACCTTTCACGTTTTCGGTCGTAGACAGCTTTGGCTCGCAGGAATTTGACAACTTCGGGGACGACAACTCGCTCGCCCTCTTTCAGACGCTTCTCACGAGGTACGGTGCGGAGTTCGAGATTATCGGGAGTCAAATCATCCTTCGACAGCAACTCGGTACCGAGACGGACTTTCAATTCCGTTACGGCCACAACATCAAGGCGATCAACGTGAAAATCGATACAAGTAATCTGACGACATACGTCAAGGGATTCGGGAAACCGCTCACCGATTCGGCAGGCAATCCGACAGGCGGTTATGCTGTAACGGGAGAGTATTTCAGTCCAAACGTCGCCCTGTATGGAATCCGCCATGCAAAGCCTATCAGAGACGACCGAGTGACCACGATCGGCACACTTAACACGCTCATGCAACAGGCGGTCAATGACGTCCCAGCCATGTCCATCGAGCTCGATTTCGTGGACTTGAGAGCGGCCGGATATCCGTACAGCGTGCCAGGACTTGGTGACACCGTCATCTTGGTCTATGAGCCGATGAACAACCTCGTACTCGACACACGGATCACGAAGATTGCGACGGAATATGACGTGCAAATGCGTCCCATACGGACGAAGGTCACGCTTGCGAACATCCGAAAAGACATCACCGACACGCTTGCTCAATTCAGTGGCACGTCAAAGACCGTGGAGAAGGTGTTCAATGCAGATGGAAGTCTGGTCAACAACGCCCTCCCTCAAGCGGTGCAAGACGCGACGATAGCCATTCAAAGCGCACAGACAGAGCTCGAATTCATCAACGGCATCCGAGCTATCGACAAGACGAACCCGCTCCTCCGAGTCGTCCTTACAGCTGCAGGTCTCGGTATATCGGACGATGGCGGCGTCACATACCAGACCGCCTTGACAGGTGAAGGATTGGTCGCGGACATCATCACGGCCGGCCAGCTCAACGCGAACAACGTGACGATCCTCGGGAGCGCCAACTTTTATTGGGGGGCGGGTGGCCTTTATTGCGTCGATTCTGTTAATCCGGACAAGTTCTTGCTGATCAACGAGCAGGGGATTCGGTTCACAGATGACGGCGGCGTGTCGTTTAATACGGCCATCAATGCCGATGGGGTCGTCGCTGACTCGTTACGTTCGACAGGAACAATCGATGTCGAGACAGACATCAGTGTGGGGCGGAACGTTTATCTAGGCGAGGATTGGCAGGATGATGAAAAAAGTATCATTTTCAATGAAACGGCTTTTATTACCTACAACCCATTGACTCGAAACCTAGAAATCGGTTCATTCAACGATGTTGAGTTCACAAGCGACGTACGTTTTGACCAGGAGAGTCGGCGATCAAGCCCCGAATCGGGACATTGTGGCATTGGTGGCGTTGATGCAGCAGGGACGATTGGAGTCGTAGCGGGAACTTATGTCCAGTTTCAACACAAGCGCTACAACGTACCGAGTAGTATCACACTGACAGGAACATCAAGTAACACGACCGCCACAGCGATAGACATCACGACCGACGGATTTTGGTTATATGTCGTCGGGACAGGTACCGCCGGAACGTTCAAATATTGGCGCGGTACCTACACAACAGTAGATTAAACAAAGGGGGTCATTTAATGGCTATCGAAGAAATTGAAAATTTTATATCACCGGATGTAAGGGGAAAAATCAACAGCAACTTCACGCAGTTGCAAGAGCAGCTTGACACTCTAGTTTTGGAAGGGGATTCGTCCCCGGAGGCGGCGCAAGCTCGCATTGACTCTGAGGGGAACACTTATGCGACATTGAAGCAACGCTTAGACAACGAAAACATCGTATTAAAAGAAGAAGTCGAGGCTGCTCGTACGGAAGACATTTCGAATAGTCGAATCAAGGGATTGAGCGTCAATCAAATCGACAAGAACAAAGGCAAACTCGACCAAACGTACATGGCGGACGAGTTTTTGCAACAGATGGCCGGGACAACGCCCATCAACGTAACGCCGGCAGATAATAGCATCACCGAAAAGAAACTCGCGTTCCCCGCAGTCGTAGGTTCGCGCTCTCGCAACCTATTCAACGAGTCCACCGCATCATTGAATAAATATATTAATGGGGAAACGGGAATCCTTTTCGATTTAGAAGACTATTTTGTTTCGGATTGGATCGTTGTCACAGCCGGTTTGCCTTATGCGATTCAACCATTGTCTCTCCAACCACGCATGTCGTTTTACACGCAGGAGAAAGTATATATCAGTTCTGAGACTAATGTTACTGTCGCAAACGCACCGGCAAATGCTTACTATGCACGGATAGCACACCACATGTCCCATATATCTACTGCTCAGTTTGAACAAGCATCAACGAAGTCCCCGTATGAAAAATACGGTGTGTTTTTAAATGAACAGTACATTCGAGAGCGGACTATTCCGGCGGATCGAATTCAAGCCGGAGCGATTACTCAAACAGAGCTCGCTTTTGCAGCTGTTGAGGGCGTAAAGAGTAAGAACATTTTTGATAAAGAATCGATTACAAACGATGTTTATATCGATTCGAACAACGGTTCTTTATTTAGCATTGCCGGATATTTTTCAAGTGATTTAATCGTTGTGGAACCAAATGCGACATACGCATTGACGGCTAACGATGGCTATAAACGTGTCGCGTATTATACGGCGGAAGGTTCTTATATTTCTGTCGTTGACGGTGCTGATACGTTCGTCGTACCAGCTGAAGCGTATTATATTCGTTTCGCAAGCGCAGTCAGTGACTTGCCTATCGCGCAAATTGAAAAAGGAGACACGAAGACGTCTTACGAGTCGTTCGGTGTGAAATTCGACCGCAATTCGTTAGACCTCCCCCCTAAACCGATTTATACGTTCAACGATGCGTGGGTCAACTGGCTCGACGGTCAAAAATTCCCGGTAGCTTTTTGGGGAAATAGCACGGTGGACGGAGTCGGAACGTCCAATCATACTGAAAACCTTACGCCAGGTGTAGACCATCAACCGCCGAACGCGTTTTCTATGAAGTTACAAGATAAGATTCGAAATCTGACCAATAACAACACGATGAGAATCTATAACGCCGGCCATAGCGGCATGACAGCGATTTGGGGACTCGCGAACATCGAAGCGGAATTTGCGGGGGCATCAGCGTATAACGATGTCAAGATGGTCGGAATCGGTTGGGGCATCAACGACCGTCTACAATATCCAGACGAAAAAGCGTATCGAGACGGTTTCAAATCAAATATTATCTCGATGGTAAACTGGCTCTATGATCATGAGATTCAGCCGTTTTTAATCACGACACAAGCAACAGTTGAACCGGGAATCGGGACGACGTATTCCGCTTATCCGATGCGAACCTCTCACCACATTGAAACGATCGCGAACGAAGTAAAACACGACATCGCGCGAGAATACAACCTTGAAATCATCGACGTTAACGATTTCACAGAACGATTCATGAAATATTCCGCATTTTCATTGCAAGACATTATCGCGGACAGATTGCACTTCGGGAATGTCGGTCATGAGTACGAAGCTGGATTGATGTTTGCTCACATCGTGCCGTTGACGCAGCTTGTAACTGGCTCGGATAAACTCGATTATTCAAGCCAACGCGTGACCGACGGCATTCCGTCTGATTTAGCTTCTTACACAACTAATGATTCTGATGGGTTTAAAGTGATCGCGAATTACACCAAAGCCAATGCTGACGACTTGAAGATTGGAGAGTTTTGGATTTTCGTGGACTCTGATCGCAAGTTAAATCTGACGGCTTATAAGTCGGATGCGGCTTCATTAACTTACGTCAAAGTTGACGGCGTCACGACAGCGTTGAACACATTGATTAAGAATATCGGTGACTTAGATTTGGGATTGCACCGACTTGAAGTCTTCACCGGGCTCTCAAATAAAGTTGATTTTAAAGGTTTTAAATTAACGTAAGCGCTCCTCGTGGGGCGCTTTTCCTATTCACTTACGAATGCAGTCTAATCACAGCAAAACAAGGTAACAAGGGGGTCATCTGATTTGAACGAATCGGAGGTGAAGGACATGCATGAACGCATGGGACGACTGGAAGAAAGGGTTGGGAAGCTCGAAGAACTGCCACCGCGGATTAATAAGCTCGAAGGCGGACAGAAGGAATTGATGGAAGAGGACAAGAACATCTGGCTCTTCTTGCACGAGATTGGCGACAAGTTGACGCTTCACGGGAAGGCACAGACGGAGACGAACGTCAAAGTGGACGGGCTGACGCAGAACATCAACTCGCTCCGGACAGACTTTGCGTCAAAATCGGGGGAGACCCAAGCGGTGCTCTCTCACGTCACGGACCAGAACAAGGAATTGCTCGGGATTCTGAAAAGCGATCGGGAGACTGCTGCCGATTTGCAGAAGGAACGGGAGACGACTCGGCGCTCACAGTGGGACGGCTTTTGGAAGTGGGCCGGCATCGTCTGGACGGGAGCGGCGGCAGTATTGACCGCGCTCTATCAATATTTTCAATAACAAGGAGGAAATATAATGACAAAACTGGTCGCACTTGATGACGGACATGGAAAAAACACGGCGGGCAAACGGACGCCGTATATCAAATCGCTCGGTCGTGAGATTCGGGAGAACGAATTCAACGAGCCCGTCGTGAACTATCTGAAGGCGGAATTGCAACGATGCGGATTCAAAACGGTGCTGACAGCTCCGACGGATGCCGATACACCGCTCGCTCAACGTGTGTCGATTGCCAACAACGCAAAGGCAGACTTGTTCATATCGATTCACTTCAATGCATTTGACGGAACATTCGAAGGCAAGAACCCGGAAGGATTTTCAGCCCATATCGACCCGTCGCGTGGTCAGAGCGAGGTCTTTGCGAAGATCGCGCTCAAACATCTCGCCGCCGGAACAAAACAGGTGAACCGTGGCCTTGTGCTCCAACAGCTCTATGTCACAGCAAACACCAAGTTGCCTGCAGTCTTGTTCGAGCTCGGGTTCATGGACAATGAGCGGGAAGCTCTGCTCATGCTCAACAAGAACTTCCAGAAGGAATGTGCGAAAGAGATTGCGATGGCGGTCTGTGAATATTACAAGGTCAAATATGTTCCCGAAGCGGCGACAGTCAAGCCTCCGACATCACTCGTTAAGATCGGTACGGCGACGATGCTCCAAGACGTCCATGCATACGCAGAACCAAAATTCGGCACGCAGACGGGCGACGTCATCAAAAAAGGCAAGGCGCTCCACATTTATGCGATCAAGAACGGATGGTATCAATTGTTTAACGGGGAATACATCCCGAGCGGGTACGGCAAGAACTTCAACTATGAACCTGTAAAAAAGCCTGAACCGCCAAAACCGGCGGCTCCGAAACCGGTAGCACCTAAGCCGACGGCCAAACCGGAAGCGGCAAAGGTGGACGTCTATCGCGTCAAAGTAGACGGGGAGCAGGTCGGCGCATACGGCAATCCTAAAAACGCATTAGAAGAAGCGGAGAAAGCGATCAAAGATGGGAAGAAAAAAGTAGAATTGGAGCGTGTGTAACATGGAATTCCCAGAAGAACTCCTATTGCTCGTTACATTGATTTCGCCAGTCATCATCGGATTGAGTGAAGTAGCGAAACAAACGGTCCGCATCCCGAAAAATATGATTCCACTTGTCGCTATCTTTATTGGCATCTTGGTCGGAATCGCCGCCGCCCCGTTCACAACGGTCGACATTTATATCCGTATTTGGGCAGGTGTGATCGCAGGACTTGCCTCGGTCGGTCTATATGAGTCAGGTAAAACAAGGGACGGTTACACGAAGGAATGAACACAGCAACCCCACTCAAGCGAGTGGGGCTTTTTTTATTGGACAATTTATTTTTCAGGAACTAGTAAATCTTTCGGTCGTGAAAATCTCCCTGTCATAAAATTGAAGTACACGGAACATAGGTCGCCGTCACAGCTGACATGCAATAAGACTCGACCTTTCAGGATTTTTTCAATGCTGAAGATGACATCTCGCCTCTCAAGCGCAGTCGAGAGCCGTGTATAGATCCAGTTTAGTTCCTCTTCGCTTGCTTGGCGGAATGGCTTACTATATCTAAAAATCTCCAATATCATCACCTCATATTGAGCATAATGCTCGAGGAGAGAGTCGTCACGTGTCTATATCATTAAACAAATGTATGATATATATCATAAGAAAAACCTCTATTTAAGAGATTATCGCGCCACTTCAAGAACAGGTGCCTTTCAATATGAAGATATTGAATCAAAACAAATATAATTATAGTATTTATATCTAATTTAGATGCCTGTATTTGAACACGAAGAACCAGCTCATCGCCCGCAAGACGTTATTCGTTGGTGGGCTCAATTCGTCGATTGTCCATCCGCGCGACGTGTTCCGCGAGGCGCTCAAGCTGTCGGCTGCTTGTTTCATCGCCGTCCATAACCATCCGAGCGGGGACGCGACCCCGAGCCGGGAAGATATCGAGGTGTCGGAGCGGCTCGTCGAGGCCGGTCATATCGTGGGCATCGCTTGCCTCGATCACGTCATCATCGGGGAGGACCAT